AGGTTCTAGCGTTGTAAAGGTTGTTTTCCAGCTATTTGGGGTGATATTCATCCTCACGCCAAAGATCTGCAAAGTTTTCTCTATAGTCGATCCACCTGGCTGGGTAGTCAGCACAGTGATCGGATCGAAGAAATCTAGGTCTAAAGCTGCTACCACGCCTGTATCGTAATTAGGGGTGTATAGGTCTAGGACTATGGCATCGCATCGAATAGAGGTTTCAGCTCTACTGGCCACATAAGCCTGGGCATAATCTAAAGCTACTGCATCGCTTTCCATAAGTAGGCCATCTAAAAAATAACTGTGGAGAAAGTACTTATCTATGCTGGCTTGGTTTGTGGCTACCTGAGCAGTACCACCTAATCTAGTAATAGTGGCCTTATTAAATATAAGCACATCGTTTAATATCCAGGCTGCATCAAAGTAATCTATGCCTGATCCGTCATCTGCAAATACTGTGGACGTGCCAGCGATAGATGCGACAGTTACATCTCGATCTTGAAATACAAACGAGCCAGTAGCATCTACATATATTGCACCATACTCTGATTCGGCAACAGTAGTTAATGCTTGTAAAGCTGTGCGAGTAGTGCCTGGGTCTGCCTGTAATGTGGTTAAACCTGCATCGACATCACGCATGGATTGTGGCCAGTCGATTTCATCTAATATCTCATTAACACGTGTGCCTGATAAATCACCAGCACTAGCGCCTGCAACAGTGCTTATCTGGGCTAACTGGGCTAATCTAAATGCATCTACAGCTTGTATAGTAGTAGTAGCCACATCTTCTGATTCTTGTGGATAGGTAGTTACATAGCTTGTAATAAAACCTGAAAATATAGGATATGTAATACTGTTATAGGTAGCAGTTATCTGCACCTTCTTCATAGGCGTTAAATATGTGTAGTAAGGACTAGATGTATTCTGTGGGTTAAAATCTCCGTTTTGATCTGTTAGGCGTAAAGTAAGTGAACCTGTTTGAAATAGATCGCTAAGTGCAGTACGGCCTCTATTAGTTTCAATTCTATTAATGCGATCTGATACATCTACAATTACAGCTACAGCATCGGCCAATATGTTAGTGCCTAAAATTCCAATATCTAATTGCATGGCCTGAGCAGTGGAAGGTCCAGTGCTAAAATTTATTATCGCATTAAGTGTAGGTACGGACATTAAAACCCTTGTCCAGCTGGCACTGTGCTATAACCATTACGAGTAGCCACTTGGATACTTTCTGCAATAGCCTGGCTTAGCTTATCGCCAGCCCCTGCCACATCTACTTTAATGTTTAATTCTTGTGCAGAGCCTCTGGTAATACCTGGTGTAAATCCTAATGCTAAACCTAATGCTCTAGCTTCATTACTATAGCCAAACTCTGGATTATTGATGGCTACATCTGCAAGGCTACCCATACGGCCACCACTAGCGGTAGCAGCTATTACACCACCTGGGCCAATTTGACTTGGGCTAACTCCAAAGGATAATAATAAGTTTTTAGCAGCTTCACTTAATGCATAAAATTGGGTAGTTAATTCTTCTGTGGCTTTCTTGCCTTCCATCTCAGCTAGTAACTTCTTTGCTAATGCCTCGTTATTATCTAAGATTGCTAACTGTGCTCGTAAGCGTAGTTTAGTTTCAGCATCTGTGGCTTCGTTAAGTGCCTTCGTTAAACCAATACGCTCAATATCAAACTTATCTTTTAACTGATCTACGGCAGTTTTAGCCTTTAACGTGGCTACTTCTTGCTTTTTTAATTTTAATAAATCCTGAGATGCTTTAATTTCTTGTCTTCTTTGTGCAGCAAGGATACGGCCTTGTGCTGGAGTTTCCCTAGCAGGTGCAGTAGGGAACTTACCCTTTTGGTTTTCTCTGGCTAATCTGGCTAATAATCCAAATGTGCTGGTTTCATAAGCTGCTTTACCTAATGCGCCAATACCAGGTATATCTGAGATAGTCTTAACTAATACTCCTAAGCCTGTAATAGTTTGGCCAGTAGTCTTGCCTAGCTTCTCCATCTTGGCTGTAGTTTCTTCTATGCTTGTATCTTTACTCAAAGCATCTAAAGCGCCTAGTATGCCTTTGCCTATTTCTTCTTTTACATTTTCGCTGGCTACTCTTAATAGATCCATTTTGCCAGCATAAGTACTTAATCTTGCTTGTGCTTGACCTGAAAACTTATTGTTCAACTCTGCGAGAATTGCATCCATATCGCCAGCCTTTAGGGTGGCTTTGTCCAGTCCAGCACCTAATCTAGTTAAAGCTGTTGTATTGCCTGCATAAGCTCTAGATAATGCAGATGCGACTTCTTGAACTGATCGACCTGTACCAGCTGCAACGTTGAGCGCTGTGTTTAATGCATTTTGACTTAGAGTAATAGACCCTGTAACAGTTAGTAATTGCTGAAATGCTGGGCGTAATTGGTCATCTAATACGCCAGTGGCTTTTTGTAGATTGGCTATGTATAACTCTATAGCTGGTGAACTAAATGCAAAGCCTGTATTTTTTAACTGAACCTCTAAAGACTTGGCAGCCTTCTCATCTGCCATAAATGCAGCTACAGATTTTTTAGCAAATGCTGTAATGGCTGTAGCAGCAAATACACGCCTAAAGGTACGACCTAGTTTGTCCGTGGCTTTCTCAAATTGGCTTAATTCTTTTTTGCCTCTAGTTAGTGCTTTGCCGTTAAACGTGGCTAACGCAGATACAATTACATTGGCCACTATGCCACCTTCTTTTCTGTTACCTTATTAAAATGTGTTGCAGTAGCGTTAATCGCTTTAGTAATGGCATCGTAAATCTTAGGGCTTTCTTCGGCAAAGGCTCGGTAAATCAAACGGCCTTTAGTTTTCTTACCTTGCGCTCTTATATCTTTAATCTTTGGCTGCGATACTAATGGCGGTAAATCTGTAACAAACTGGTAGCCAGCAAATGGGTTATTTGAGTTATATGATCTAGTAGATCTACTCTTACTTTTACCTTGCTTTTCAAATGCTAATGTGCCACCACCTGGGCTAATACTAGTAAATGGCGCTCGACCTTGTGGATTTTGTCGGCCTGCGGTTTCGTAAATACGACCAGCTGCGCTTATATTGTAAACGTAATTCTCTACTTGGAAACCATTTTTGAAAGTTCTATTACGGCCTTCTTTGTAACCTATGCCGCCCTTTACAGTTTGTGCATTATATTTTGGAAATGGCCTATAGGCTACATCGGAAGAAATCGGTTTAGACCATCCTGATAATACTTCGCTGTTAGCAGGAGCATATCCTTTAGATTTAGATTCTACAGTTTCCATTAAAGGTCTTATAGCAGCTCTAATGCGGTTATACATATCCTCATCGATAAACGCCAGGCCTTTAAGGACATCCTTAACGCCTACGACCTCGACTGGCATTTTTAACCCTTTCAGCTCTATCGGTTAATACTTGTATGATTGCCCGATACATTTCCGAATCCATGTTAATAAATTCGCTAGGCGGTATTCCAGTTTCTACGGCTAGGGTGGCTATGCCATAAAGTGTAGAATCCCGCTTTATTATTTTTTTTCTTCGTCTAATACCTCGACAGTTTCTAGGCTGTCTATAAACTCAACTCCAAATAAAGGTACTTGTGCGCCAGATTTGCGTAAGCACTCCCACGCTAACCAAAAAATATGGGTCTGCTGTTCATGCTCACGCAAAATCTTGCTAATACCTGCGCCCCACTTCAACTCAAAGCTATATTCAATTCCTGGTGTTATCTTGTGTTCTGTGACTTCACCATTAGCCCTAGTAATTTTAAGCTTTGCCATTGTTACTCCTTAATTAGAACGCCACTGATGGCGATACTGTTATTGCGGAGTTTACAGTAAAGGTGATGCTAGATGTAGCAATTTCGGCTACTCCAGCTGATCCGATTGGTGTTAGGTTGTTTACTAGGACTGAGAACTGGTAGGTAGGATTTGCAGCTGATACAGCTGTGCCTTTTACTGTAATTACTGATACAGATAAAGTTTGTCCAAATGCATCGTTTAGGGTTTGGCTGACCTCAGATGATGCCCAGTCGTTCATAAAGTCGATGGTAAATGTGCCACTCTGCAAGCCGGCTACGAATCGGTGAGCCGTATCCCCCATGCTGGTGATTTCTAGCTCATCTACGATTTGGTTGATAACAGCGCTTGATACAACATCGCTTATATCGATTGATGGTGTAGTAGGCGCAGCGGCAGTAGCCAATTTAACGCCTACATTGTTATTTAGATATATGGCCATTGTTATTCCTCATCTTTCTTGGATTGTGGTTTTTCTTTTGGTGCTTCCTTTATTTGGCCTGTCTTAATTAAGAAGGCTAAATCTTCTTGTTTGCTCATATTAACTCCAGCTCGTTAGGATTGATACTGTTATTTCAGACACCAATAAATCGCCACTTTGAGCGCTTACGATTGCTGGAGCTGAAATGCTTGATATATTTAGTGTTAGCGATGATGCTGCTAACTTTGTTACTACGGCTACTATGTAATCTTCCATACCAGCCAAATTACCCTGGTTATCTAAAGCAGGTTTAGTTATTAAAACTTTGAAATTTGCTAATGGCAATACTGTTACATGATCGTTATTGCTTGGTACAATATATGGATCGCTAGGAGTAATTACTACAGCATTTGCAAGTAATGTCGCTGGTGGAAAAGCAAATACTGACCACACGCCAGCATTAGTAAGATCTGTGGCTAGTGTGCTACGTAATGTGGTAATCGCAGCTGGCATATTAACCTACCAGTGAGTTAGGTGCTGAATACGGCTGGATGAGGCCACGTACTCTATTTATCAGCTGATAACCCATACGATAAGGGCTAGCACTGACCCCATCCATACC